GTGAGCTACGACGCAGCCCCCGACCGCTACGACCGCATGGACTACCGACGAGTGGGACGGAGTGGGCTGAAGCTTCCCGCGCTCTCCCTCGGCCTCTGGCACAACTTCGGATCCGACCGCCCCCTCGACACCCAGCGCGCGATCCTGCGCCGCGCCTTCGACCTGGGGATCACCCACTTCGATCTCGCCAACAACTACGGACCGCCCTACGGCGCGGCCGAGACCGCCTTCGGCCGGATCTTCGCCGAGGACTTCCGCGCCTACCGCGACGAGATCGTGATCTCGTCGAAGGCCGGCTACGACATGTGGCCGGGACCGTACGGCGACGGCGGGTCCCGCAAGTACCTCCTCTCCTCCCTCGACCAGAGCCTCGAGCGGCTCGGTGTCGACTACGTCGACGTCTTCTACTCGCACCGCCCCGATCCCGAGACGCCCATCGAGGAGACCATGGGAGCACTCGCCTCCGCGGTCCAGCAGGGCAAGGCGCTGTACGTCGGCGTCTCGAACTACGACCCCGAGCAGACCCGCGCCGCCCAGGCCGCCCTGGCGTCCACGGGAGTGCCGCTGCTCATCCACCAGCCCCGGTACTCGATGTTCGACCGCCACATCGAGGACGGGCTCTTCCCCGTCCTCGACGAGCTCGGGACCGGCTGCATCGTGTTCTCGCCGCTCGCCCAGGGGCTGCTGACCGACCGCTACCTCGACGGGACCGTTCCGGACGGATCGCGCGCCGCGACCTCGCGCTTCCTCTCCTCCGACCGGATCGACGAGGACTACCTCGCCCGTGCGCGCGGGCTGAACGCGATCGCGGAGGGTCGCGGCCAGACGCTCGCGCAGCTCGCGCTGAGCTGGGTCCTGCGCGTTCCGACCGTCACCAGCGCGGTGATCGGCGCCTCGAGCGTCGCCCAGCTCGAGCAGAACGTGGCGGCTCTCGACGCCGGCCCGCTGACCGAGGCCGAGACGACGGCGATCGAGGAGTTCGCCGTGCACGGGACCGCTCTGCGCTGAGCCCGCGGAGCCGACGGGGATGTCGGTGGTCGCTCGTAGTCTGCGAGAGCACCCTGGCCGGTGGGTGCTCCCCGATCCGAGCAGGAGGAACCGATGTCCCTGTCCACTCTGCACGCGACCCGCACTCCCCCGAGGCTGACCCGGGTGAACGGGCGGCTCTGGCGCGTGAGCACCGCCTCCGGAGCCGTCGTCGGCCACATCGAGCTGGTTGACGACCCGCAGGGCGAGAAGTACCGCGCTCGCCTCCTGCGGGCCGGGATGCCCGCGGGTGCCCAGCTCGGCGAGTTCTGGAGCGTCGACGACGCGATCGAGGTCTTCCGCGTCGCCTGACGCACCGATCACCGGGAGGTCGGCGTGCCGATCTCCCGTCGCCGCGCCGTCGGGCTAACGTTCGGCACATGCAGTGGTGGAGCGATTTCGTGCAATGGATCCAGACGGCGGACGGCTACCGGGCGGTGTTCCTGGCGGTGGTCGTCCTGCTCTCGGTGGTGATCGGAGTGGTCATCACGGCCGCCGTGTTCCGGTCCGCGATCGCGCGCCTGATCAGGCAGCAGGATCACGAGCGCAAGAACGCCGTGATCGCGACGCTGATCGACGCGGCAGTCGACGCCTCCGCTTGGAACGTGCTCAGCCAGACCGAGCGCATCCTGAGCGACCGCGCTTCCGCGCAGGCCGAGACGCACCTGCGCCTGCTGCCGGTGAAGGGCTCAGGAGTCGCGGCGAACTGGGCCGCGCACGAGCTCGCCGACCTGAAGCACTCCTCGGCGACCGGCGGCTACCAGACCCAGGCGAGCGTCGGCGAGTTCCGCGACCGCCTCGTGCTCTGGCGCGACAAGCCCGGGCGCGCTCGCAAGGCGTTCCTCGCCGACCTCGAGCGCTGGCGCTTCTCGGAGACCTCCCGCCCCGAGACGAAGCCCGTCCCGGCCGAGGCGGCACCCGCGCGGACGACGACGCCGACCCGGGAGCCCGAGCGCCCGGCGACCCCCGCTCCCGTCGTCGTCGGTGCATCGGAGGGTTCGAGCGACTACCAGCGTCCGTCCTCGACTCCGACGATCGTCCTGCCGGCCGCCTCCGAGAACGATGGACACGACGAAACGCGCCAGCTTCTGGACGACGTCGACCGCCTCGAGGTGCCGTCGCGGGAGCGTCCGGTCGAGGAGCTCCCCCCGGTCGAGCACGATCAGGCGGCAGCGCCCGCTCCGTCGGCCGAGGCCGAGGGCGAGCAGTCCGACGACGCCCGCACCGCTCACGCCGCCCGCCCGGTCGAGTGAGCCGAGCCCCTCACGCGGAGAAGGCCCCGATCGCATCAGCGGTCGGGGCCTTCTCCTTGGTGTAGATCACACGTCTCAGATGTGCGCGTCACGTGCACGCGCAACCCGGCCGACCAGTACGGCGAGGGGCGCCGCAATGATCGTCCACGCAACCGCGATTCCAGCGAGAAGAGCGAGGAGCAGCATGGTCGTACCTCCGTTCGTTACGTCGTTGTAATTCCGGACACCCCCAGACTAGGTGCCGAAAGGCGAGCACAGCGCTCAAAACTTGGAAACACGCCGATGTTGCCCAGAAATGGGCAGTGTGTTAGGCCAGAAAAGCCCCGTTTGCCACCCTTTCAGGTCGCGGCGTGGGGAAAAAAGGAAAGCGCGGCTCTGCACTTCCCGCCCGCGCGACCCGGTGCGCGCGAGCGCGACGACGTCCTCCTGACCGGGAGGCGGCGAGCGGATCGATCGACGCCGTGCGCGCGGACCCGGCGTCGACGTGCCCCCGGCAGGAATCGAACCTGCGACCAAGAGAATCCGACCCGATGCCTTGCGTTGGCTGATGCTGAGTGCCGATTCCTGGCGCTGACCGGGCCGGATGCGCGGCGCTGACTCGCGCTGTCTGGCCGTTGATGGCCGTTCGTGGCCCTGTTTTCGTCGAGTAAACGATGAGCGCCCCGGCCTCCGTCACCCTGCCACCAGCTGCAGGCGTGCACGGAGGTCGGGGCCTTCGTGCGTTCGCACGCGGTAGTGCCGCTCGGTGATGTCGGTGCCCGCGTGGCCGAGCTGCCGGGACGCCTCGCCGAGGTCCTCGACGAGCGTCGCGACCGACTTGCGGAACGTGTGCGGCGTCACCCACTCCCAGTCCGTGCCCTCGGTGAACCGGCGCAGCTGCTTCCGGAAGTTGTTCGGATCGCGGACCGTCGACCGGGTCAGGAACAGCGACGGGAACACCAGCTCGGCGTCGTGGTCGCGCGCCGCGAGCATCTCGACGACGAAGTCGGGGAGCAGCAGCCGCCGGCGGGACGTCGCGGACTTCGGGTGCGTCTGGATCGTCATGCCGGAGCCCTTCGTCCAGAGGGTCGTCCCGTTGATCGTCGCGGTCGGAGTCGCCGCGTCGAGGTCGACGTCGGCCCATCGGAGCGCGAACACCTCACCGACGCGCGCACCCGTCCCGACCATGAAGTCGACGGGGCCGACGACGTCCCCGAGGACGCTGCGCCGGTCGCCCGCGAGCGCGGTCCGGAACGCGCGGAGCTCGTCGAGGGTGAGCGCGCGGACCTCGGGGGTGATCTGCCGGATGGCGCCGACGTCGCGGATGGGGTTCGCGGGGATCGCGTCGAGGCGGGCGGCCATGCCGAGGATGCCGGAGAGGACGCTCTTCGCCTGCTTCGCGGTCGCGGGGCCGCGGGTCCGCGCGAGAGTGCGGAGGAACGTGTCGCAGCGGGCGGTGGTCATCTCGCGGAGTCGGAGGCCGCCGACGCCCTGGTCGATGTGCGCGAGCGTCTGCCGATAGCGGCGCTCGGTGGTCGTCGCGCGCTGCCCGTCGATCTCGTCCGCCCACCACTTCTCCCCCGCGGCCTTCATGCGGGTCTCGGCGGTGAGGTCGTCGCCGCCCGGCGCGCGCCGCTCGAGGAGCGCGCGGGCGAGGAGGTCGCGCGCGTTCCCGGCGCTCTGCGCACTCTTGCGCTCGACGGTGCGAGTGACGCCGTCGTAGTCCCGGAACCGAGTGCGAGCGACCCAGGGCCCCTTGGCCTTCGCTGCGGGGGTGACGGTGACGATCCCGTTCGAGCCGATCGGTAGCGGCGGACGTGGCATGCGGGCCTCCTAGGCGGCGCGGTGGTCTCGGAGGTAGAGCTCGAGGAGGTGGTCGGTGACGCCGAGCTCGAGAGCCCAGACGCCGGGGTCGGGGCTCATGCGGGCGACGTCGGCGAGGTGGTCGGGAGCGATGAGCTTCCGGGCCGCCCACCGGTCGGCGAGGCGCTCGATCCGCGGCGTGGTCTCGCAGTGACCGAGGCAGACATGGCCGAGCTCGTGGGCGAGGGTCTGGCGTTCGTGCCAGGAGCGGAGCCCGCGCTTCAGGATGATGACGCGCTCCTCGGGGATCCAGAGGCCGTTCGCCGAGCGGATCCGCCCGTGGAGGACCGGGATGCCCAGCCGCTCCGCGTGTTCGTACGGGTCATAGGCGGCTGGGCTGTGCGTCATGGCGTCCTGTGGTCGAGGTCCTGCTCGGGGTCTGACGTGTCTGCTGCGATGCGATCGCCGTAGCGCTCTGCGATCTCTTCGTCGGTGAGAGTGTCGGGTCGACCTCCGACATTCAGCCGACGGATGTTGGACTTCTCGACCGCTTCGTCGACCTGGTCGTCGTCGAGCGGTTCGGTCAGCTCGGGGTGTTCCCTCTCCGCCTCGATGACGCGACGCAGGATCTCTTCGGCGAGCTGCCGGTCGGAGGCGTCGCGGAGAGCGGCCTCGGTCGAGGTGCGCTCTGCCTCGTCGCTGGTGATGAAGCCGGCGGCGACGAACGCGGGGAGGATCGGCGCACCGTACGCGCGGCAGATGGCGACGACCGTCCCGACCTTCACTTCGCCGTCGAGCTGACGGACGAGGGTGCTCGGGTGCATCCCGGCGGCGAGGGCGACCGATCGGAGACTCTTCGTCCCGGCCAGATGTTCGATGTGTTCCCGAAGCGCGTCATTCACACTGCGAGCATGTCGCAACTTTGCAACATCCGCAAGCCATGTATCCGCGTAATTCCGCGAATCTTGACTAACACTTGTGCAACAACGCCCCCCGTTGGTGTTGCATCTGTGCGTCACAGCGTCGCATACTTGCGACACCACAACGCGGAACCGCAACGAGGAGGACCGAATGGCAAGCACGCTCCGGATCAAGCCGGGATTGCTCAAGAGGCTCCGAGAGCTTCGCGAGATCCCCACCGAGGAGCACCAGGCGCGCCTCATGGGCGTGAACCGGGCGACCCTCCGCAGGGTCGACGAGGGGTCCCAGCCTTCCGCGGCGTTCATCGTCGCGATGGTGGACACCTTCGGGCTCGGGATCGGCGAGGCCTTCGAGGTCGTGCCGACCGAATCGCTCGCCGAGCAGGTCCGGAACGTGCAGGCGGTGGCCTGATGGCCGTCCACCTGACCGTCTCCGACCTGGCCGGCGAGCTGCAGATCGACGAGGCGACCGTCTACCAGATGCGCAACCGGAACCCCGACGCGCTCCCTCCGGCCTTCAAGGTCGGGAAGTACCTGCGCTGGCGTCGCGAAGACGTCGATGCATGGATCGCGGCTCAGCTGCCGACGTCGAACGTGACGTCGATCGCCAGCCGGCGCTCCGCCTAGACCGCCAGCCATCCCGCTGGCCGGGGCCGGTCCACACGACGTTCTGAGTCGCTGACGGAGACCAACCGGCCCCACCCCTTCTCCCGTATTCGATGCGCCCTCCGGGGGCGCTGATCGGCGCGCCCTGAAGCCGCCGGAAGGAACTGATCATGAGCACCACTGACAGCGACCGCAGGGCCGCCTCCGACTCCACGTTCGTGCCGATGCCGTGGCAGGCGTGGTACGCCGCCGCTGAGGACGCTGCCGGGCACCACCTGGACGGCGACGAGGTCACGGACGGCTACTCCGTCGAGACGGCGTACGACGCCTGGCTGACCGGCTCGACGCCGACGGGCTACGTCCGCTCGCTCGAGGCGGAGGGTCGCGCCCCCATGAAGCACCGCGGGCCGATCGTCGTGCTCCTCGCGGCCGTGCTGATCCTGATCGTCATCAAGCTCGCCGTGCACACGGCACTCGCTCTCGCCGGCCTCCCGCAGGTCCCGCTGATCGACGGATCGGCTGCTCTGGCAGGCCTGCTGGGGTTCCTCGCGTTCATCGCATGGATCGACGCGACGGCATGAGTGACGTGCTCGAGCAGGTCGATGTCGAGTCGATCGAGCACCTCGACTTCGAGGCGCAGTGTGCGGTCAAGGACTGCGAAGCGGCAGCTCGGTTCTCGGTGGTCTGCCGGTTCTGCGCCGACGTGACTCTCGCCTGCGAGGGACACACGCGGAACTTGATCGCGCTGAACCAGACGCTGTTCGGCTTCCAGTGCGAGGCGTGCCACCACATCGAGTTCGATCTGTGGGCGCTTGTTTGCATCCACCCGCTGAAGCCGTGAACGTCTCGGGCATCGACTCGTCGCTGACCGCGTGCGGCCTCGCCCGGTACGTCGAGGGCGAGCGGATCGTCACGGCGGTCGTGCGGACGAAGAAGCAGGGCGACGACCTGAAGGCGCAGTCGGACCGGATCGAGTACGTCGCCGGGCGGGCGCTCGAGTGGCTGCCGACGTCGGGGCTGTTCGTCATCGAGGAGCCGCCGCCGACGCTGACGGGCGGCCTGGCGATCGAGCGGCACGCCCTCTACTACCTGCTCGTGCGGGTGCTGCTCCGCCGCGGCCCGGTCGTGCGAGTGCATCAGGCGACCCGCGCGATGTACGCGACCGGCAACGGGCGGGCGAAGAAGCCCGAGGTGCTGGCTGCGATGCGCGCCGCCTTCCCCGCCGTGCGGGTGTCCGACGACAACGCCGCTGACGCCCTCGCCTTGATGGCGCTCGGGTCCAGGAACCTCGGCCGGCCTCTCGAGGTCGAGCCGATCAGCAAGAAGCAGACCGCCGCCGGGGGCTCTCTCCGGTGGCCCAACGAGAAGGAACAGGACTGATGTCGACCACGAAGAAGATCACCCTCGCCGGCAAGTTCCCGGGCGAGGAGCAGAACGGGATGACCGCGCTCGAGAGCGACTGGTCGCGGGTGGAGTCGCCGAACGGCGTCTACGTGATCGCCCGCGTCGAGCGCACCGATCTCTCGATCAAGGAGGACGGCTCGCGGGTGGCGAAGGCGGGCCTGAAGCAGGTGGAGCTCGTGCCGCTCGAGGACGAGGAGAAGGTGCTGTCGCTGCTGCGGGAGTACTGCGGGGCGCGCGGCGGGTTCATGGCGGCCGCGCCGGACGTGCAGCTCGACCTGGACATCGAGGGCGGTGACGACGAGTGACCACCATCGACCACTGGGAGAAGCAGAAGATCGCTGACCTGCTCGTCGGACGACGCATCGTCGCCGCCGACAAGGAGGAGCAGACGCTGACCCTCGACGACGGCATGGTGGTGCGCGTCGAGCCGAACGAGGGCGGGTGCGCCTGCTCCGCGGGCGACTACGAACTCGCCTCGCTCGCGACCGTCGACAACGCGATCACCTCCGTCGACGTGCTGGACGAAGCCTTCGCAGACACGCGCGGCTCGGACTACCAGTACGCGGAGGATCCGCACCGCTACCGGATCAGCGTCTACGCCGGCGGAGTCGCGACCGACGTCGCGGTGATCGAAGGCGACGACGGCAACGGCTACTACGGCACGGGCTTCGCGCTCGTCGTGACGGAGGTGCAGCCGTGAGCGCGCTGCAGAGAGTGATGGAGCGCCGCGTCGCGACGTCGGAGGACCGCGAGGTGTGGCTGGACGCTCGCCTGACCGGGGCAACGGCGACCGAGGTCGCGAAGATCGCGGCCGGCGACGGGCTCGGCGTCCTCCGGGACAAGCTGAAGCCGAAGTCGATCCGGGCGACGCCGGCGATGGAGTGGGGCAACGTCCGGGAGCCGGCGATCGTCGCCGCGGTCCAGGCGGAGTGGCCGCACATCGAGGGCAACTCGTGGCTGCTGCACGCCGAGGGGAACCGCCGGCACCTGGCGACTCCGGACGGCATCGGCGAGTCGTTCCTCGGCGCGATCGAGCTGCTCGAGTGCAAGGCCTCGAAGTTCGACCTCTCCCCCGCGCCCGGCGCCGGAGTGGTGCCGCTCGAGGTCGTGAGGACGATGCTGCAGCGGGCGCGGCCGCCGAAGTTCTGGTCGACGGGCTACTACGACCAGATGCAGTGGCAGCTGCACGTGACCGGCGCGGACCGCGTGGTCTTCGCGTGGGAGCAGCACGACGGCGACTACACGAAGTGGCCCGAGCAGGGGCCGACGGTGCAGGCAGTGCGCACGCGCATCTTCCTGCGCGACGAGGAGCGGATCGCGTTCCTCGTGACTCAGGCCGACATCTTCCTCGATGCCCTCGACCGGACCCGCGCCGAGCAGCCCGCAGCCGAGGAACAGGCGGAGCCGTCGGAGCTCGAGGTGTGGGTCGGTCAGTACGCCGAGGCGCTGGCGACGGAGGCCGAGGGCGCTCGCCGCAAGGAGCTGGCGCGCGCCGAGCTGATGCGGATCGGCACGGAGAAGGGCGAGGAGTTCTCCGAGCGGACCCCGGCGGGGCTCGTGACGTACAAGCCGGGCGGGACCGCGACGGTCAGCGCTCCGGACGAGGCGGCCGCGAAGGAGGCGGCGCCGGCGCTCTGGTCGCTGTACGAGGCCGCGCGCACCGGGTGGGCCGCGCACGCCGCGGCCTTCACGACGACGAGAGAGACGACGAAGGCGGCGACCCTGCGGGTCACGCCTGCGAAGCAGAAGGAGCAGGCCGCGTGAGCGAGATGGTGAGGACGAGTGGTGGCGTGCTGGCGCTGCCGACGTCGGGTGATCAGAGCACCTGGACGGACAAGGAGGCGGCGCTGATCGAGGCGGCCGGCCTGGTGTCGCGCAAGCGCAACCAGCCGCCGCAGCTGGCGCCGCGGCCGGTGGTCGAGGCGTTCCTGCTGCAGTGCGAGCGAACGCAGCTGGACCCGTTCGCTCGGCAGATCTACTGCATCGAGCGGGGCGGGAAGTGGCAGACGCAGATCAGCATCGACGGCGCCCGCCTGGTCGCGGAGCGGTCGGGGAAGTACGAGGGGCAGACGGCGCCGGAGTTCTCGAACGACGGGCAGACGTGGACTCAGGCGTGGATGCCGACGACGGGGCGCGAGCTCCCGGCGTTCGCCCGCGTGGGCGTGTACAAGGCCGGCTTCCGCGAGGCGCTGTCCGTGGTCGCCCGCTGGGAGTCGTACGCCCCGATGGAGGACGTGTGGGACCGCGGCGCGAGGACGGGCGAGAAGAAGCTCGGCGCGATGTGGGCCAAGATGCCCGACGTTATGCTCGCGAAGGTCGCCGAGATGCTCGCGCTGCGGAAGGCGTTCCCGAACGACCTGTCGGGGCTGTACTCGACCGAGGAGATGGCGCAGGCGGCGAACGCGGCGCCCACTGCCGTCCAGCAGGGCACGAACGGCGCTGAGCGGCCGCAGGAGCAGCGCCGGGCCCCGGAGCCCGCGGGGCGTCCCGAGGAGCCCGTAGACGCGCAGGTGGTGGCGGACTCCTCGTGGGAGCAGCGCGCCATCGCGTGCACGTCGATGGCTGACCTTCGGCCGCTGTACGAGGAGGCGGAGCAGGCGGGCGTCTTCGGCGACGTGCTCGCCTCGGGGGAGACGGTGCGCGACATGCTGTGGGCGCGGAAGCGGGCGCTCGAGCAGGGCCCGCCGCCGGCCGCCGGCCCCGCGCGTGACCCGGAGCTGCCGATGCCGTGGGTCGACATGCTCGGCGGGGCGGTCGACATGGGTGACCTGCTCGACCTGCGGGCCGCGTGCGAGCGTCGGAACGAGTGGACCGACGAGCTCGCGGAGGTGTTCGCGCGCCGCACTGAGCAGCTCGAGGCGGCCCTCGCGGAGTCGGAGTCGCAGTCGTGACCGAGCAGCGGATCAAGACGCCCGACGACGTGATCGACGACGTCGAGGCGGCGCTCGAGCGGATCGAGGCCGCGCCGGAGACGGTGGCGGCCGCTGAGACGAGGCGCGACGAGGCGGTGCACGCGCTCGCGATGGCTCGTGCCCGGCTGAAACTCACGGTCGACGGGTCCACCGCCGAGCGTCGGGAGGCGCGCATCGTTCTCGAGACGGCGGAGCTCGCGCAGGCCGTCGCCGTCGCGAAGGTCGCCGTGACCTACGCGAAGGGGCAGGCGGACGCCGCCGACAAGCGCCTCTCGGGAGCGCAGACGATCGCGCGGATGGTGGAGCGCACGCTCGACTCCGGACGGTACCGGCCGTGACCGGCGCGACCGTCCGCCGCGGCGACCGCGTCCAGATCGGGAAGGGCACCTCGGTGTACCTCGTCGACCGCGTCGAGGACCGGAAGGACGAGGCCGGCGGCGTCTACCAGGTCGCGTTCCTCGTCACCGAGAAGGGCCGCCCGCTGCCGGGCTTCACCGAGACCGCGCGGCTCCGGCTCGTCATCCGACGGTGACCGCCTCCGCGGTCAGGCCCGCGGTCCGGGCGCTGGTCATCGACCGCGACTCCGGCCGCTGCCGCTGGTGCGGACGCCAGGTGGACCGCAGCGACTACTCGCTGCAGCACCGCCGGCCCCGCGCTGCAGGCGGCAGCGGCCGGCCCGAGACGAACCTCGCGGGGAACCTCGCGGTCGTCTGCGGGTCCGGGACCACGAAGTGCCACGGCCACATGGAGTCCCACCGGACCGCGGCGCTCGCTCGCGGGTTCCTCGTCCGCCAGTACGGCCCACTCCCCGCCGACGTCCCGCTGCTCACCGCGAGCGGCTGGATCCGGCTCGACGACGACGGCGGCTTCCAGACCGTCACCGAGACCGACGCGGCCGCGTTCATGGCCGAGCACGGCTACCCCACACACGAACCACGAACCACAGGAAGGAGGCGGTCACGATGATCGAACGCCCCGAATTCGACTTCGATCGGAACTTCACCCGCATCCCGAACGCCTGGGCGCGAGACGCCCGACTGAGCCGCCGAGCACGCGGGCTGCTGCTCGAGCTGCTGTCCCACCGGCCCGGCTGGAAGATCGGCGAGCGGTCCCTCGTGAAGTCCGGCCGCGAGGGTCGCGACGCCGTGCGCGCCACGATCGCCGAGCTGCTCGAGGCCGGCTACCTCGTCCGGGTGCAGAACCGCGACGGCGGCCGCTTCGGCGAGGTCGACTACCGCCTGACGGCTCCCTCGATGGCCCAGTCCACCGCGGACGGCTTTTCCGGCGACGGTGAAACCGCGGCCGGGAAAACCGGCGCCGGTGAATCCGACCACAAAGAAGACCATCTAGAAGAAGACCATCCTGAAGAACTCATGCTCGTCCCTGCCGGGCCGAGCGCGAGCGATCGCTTCGAGGAGTTCTGGAAGGTCTACCCGCGGAAGGTCGCGAAGGGCACCGCGAAGGCGGCGTTCCTCCGGCTGGTGAAGAAGCACGACGTCGAGGCGATCATCGGCGGCGCTCGCCGGCTGGCCGCGGATCCGAACCTGCCGGAGCAGCAGTTCGTGAAGCACCCGACGACGTGGCTCAACGGCGAGGGCTGGGACGACGAGCCGCTCCCTGAGCGCATCGACCGCGTGCGGCCGCCGCAGGACGATGACGGCGAGTTCGACTGGCTGCGAGCGCGCTCGTGAGCGGCGACGAGTCCGTGCAGCTGGCGGAGCGTGCCGTGCTCGGCGCCCTGCTGCTGAACGGCAAGGTCATGCGCGACGTCACCCCGCTCGTCTCGCCCGGCGACTTCCTCGACCCGCACCTCGGCGAGCTCCTCCGCGGGATGAAGCGCCTGCTCGCGGAGGGCCAGCCGGTCGACGTCATCACCGTCTCCGGCCGCCTGCAGGACTGGGGCGTCACCGCGTTCACCCCGTCGGACCTGCACGAGCTCGCCGGCGACGTCACGTCCTCGGAGAACGCATCGTTCTACGCCGCCCAGGTACGGGAGGCGTCGGTCCGCCGGCAGCTGCGGCAGCTCGGCCAGAACCTCGTGCAGAGCGCCGCCGTCACCGACTCCGGCGTGTCCCTCGCCCGGGCCACTGAAGGCCTCAAGGCAATCCGCGCCGGCGCCGCCCGTAGCCGCGCGCTCGCCGTGCAGCTCGAGGCCGTCATGCAGGGAGTGGACGACTACGACTGGGTCGTCCCCGACCTGCTCGAGCGCGGCGACCGCCTCGTGCTCACCGGCGTCGAGGGCGGCGGCAAGTCCATGCTGATCCGGCAGATCGTGCTGCTCGCGTCGGCCGGGATCCACCCGTTCACGTTCCGCCCGATCACGCCCGTCCGCGGGCTGGTCATCGACGCGGAGAACACCGAGAAGCAGTGGCGGCGCTCGTCGCAGCGGCTCGTGGCGGCCGCGTCCCTGCGGAGCACAGAGCACCCCGCGTCGAAGGTGCGGCTGTGGTGCGCGCCGCGCCTGGACCTGACGAAGGACTCCGACCTGTCGGACGTGCACGCGCTGATCGACGAGCACCAGCCCGACGTGCTCGCCATCGGCCCGCTGTACCGGCTGACGCCGGGAGCGATCACGTCCGACGACGACGCGGCGCCGCTGCTCGCCGCGCTCGACACGATCCGCGACCGCGGCGTCGCCCTCCTGATGGAGGCGCACGCCGGTCACGCGACCGCCGGCCCCGGAGGCGACCGGGAGCTGCGGCCCCGCGGGTCATCGGCGCTGCTCGGCTGGCCGGAATTCGGCCTCGGCATCACCCCCTCGAAGGTGCAGGGCCGCGTGTCCGGCACTCAATTCCGACTCGTCCGCTGGCGAGGCGACCGTGACGCGCGCGACTGGCCGTCGCACATCAGCCGCGGCGCTTCCCCGTTCCCGTGGACCCCTACCCAGAAGGACTGACCAGTGGTCGAACGACAGAAGACCGAGACCACCGCTGAGGTTTTCGCGACCGGCCCCGAGGCGGTGGCCGTGCGGATGCACCGGAAGTACACCGAGCTCGCGCCGGCTGAGGCGCGGCAGATGGCGCAGGAGCTGCTGGACGCCGCGGAGGAGGCCGAGGAGTTCCCGACCCCGCCGCCGGTGGCCCTCGTGTCCTACGGCTACGGCTTCGACTACGACGAGCTGCCCACCACCCCGATCCCCTACAACGAAGGAGCCTGAGCCCTCATGGCCGGAGAAACCATCATCACCGTCGTCGGCAACCTCACGTCCGACCCGGAGCTGCGCCACACGCAGAACGGGAAGGCCGTCGCGAACTTCACGATCGCGAGCACCCCGCGGACCTTCGACAAGCAGTCGAACCAGTGGGTCGACGGCGAGGCGCTGTTCCTCCGCGCGTCCGTCTGGGAGGAGTTCGCCGAGCACGTCGCCGGGTCGCTCACGAAGGGCTCCCGCGTCGTCGCGACGGGGAAGCTCAAGCAGCGCTCGTATGAGACGAAGGAGGGCGAGAAGCGCACGAGCATCGAGCTCGAGATCGACGAGATCGGTCCTTCGCTCCGGTACGCCACCGCCCAGGTCACCCGGACAGCCGGTGGTGGAGTCGGTGGCGGCCGTTCCGGGGGTCGCGGGCAGGCCGGTGGGTACCAGGGCTCCCAGGGCGGCAGCGGGGCGTCTAGCGACTGGCGCACGCCGTCGTCGGCTCCCGCGCAGAACGACGAGGAGCCGTTCTGATGCGGGACACGTTCGCGCCAGCAGCGCTGTCCGACCTCGAGCGGGAGCTACACGACGACCCGGTGGGCCCGCGCTGCATCCGCCAGCACGACGCGAAGGGCCGCCCCGGGAAGCTCGCGGCGGCCCGCGCCGGCCAGCTCTGCTGGTCCTGCTACGGCCGGCTCAGCCGGGACGTCGTGACCCTCGCCGAGCTGGTCACCACCATCACCGAGCAGACGGCGCCCTCGATCGTCTCGCCCATCACCGAGAGGGTCGCCGGGACGAAGGCGCCCCGGCTCCCGATCGACGCCGACGGCATCGACGCCCTGAACGAGCTGTGGCCGCTGCTCGCCCGGTGGGTCGCCGCCTGGACGGTCGAGCTTCGCCTCGACCCGCCGACGGTCCTCTCGGAGTCGATCGAGCGCGACCGGGACGTCGACCGGGTCCCGGCCGGCTGGTCCACCCGCACGCTCACCCGCGCCGCGAACGACGCCGCCGAGTGGCTGGTGCTCGCCGCCCCCGCCTGGTGCACGAGCGTTCACGTCGCCCACTTCTACGCCGAGGTGTCGGAGGCGGCGCGCGTCTACTCCGGCCGCTGGCGCCTCGCCGAGCGGGGCCCGAGGCGGTCCTCGCGGAAGTGCGGCCGCGGCGGCATCGGCTGCGGCGCCGGCCAGGTCGTCGTCGGGTGGGACGGCGATGACCCGTACGCCGTCTGCAACGCCTGCGGGTGGCGGCCCGACGACGAGGCGCAGTTCGCGGCTGCCGCTGCGACCGAGGGGGTGGCGTCGTGACCGGCTTCCCCCGCCCTGTGAACTCCGACTGCAGGGCCGGATCCCACCGGTCGTGCTTCGGGGACGCGTGGGACTACGAGAAGGATGCTCTCGCGCCGTGCGAGTGCGGATGCCACACCGAGAGGACCGCAGCATGACCGCCACACCGCAGTACGCGGCGAAGACCGACGTGCCCTCCGACCGATCGCGCGCCGAGATCGAGCGCACCCTCGAGCGGTACGGCGCCGAGAGCTTCGCCTACATGACCCAGCCCGGACAGGCGCAGGTCGCCTTCCAGGTCGGGCGCCGCCAGATCCGGTTCGTCGTCCCGCTGCCCGAGAAGGGCGCGAAGGAGTTCACCCGCACGCCGACGGGCCGCGCCGCATCGCCCACGGCGGCACAGTCGGCGTACGAGCAGGCCGTCCGGCAGCGGTGGCGCGCCCTCGCGCTCGTCGTGAAGGCGAAGCTCGAGGCCGTCTCCTCCGGGCTCGCCGAGCTCGATCAAGAGTTCTACGCCTACGTCGTCCTTCCCAACGGCCGGACGGTCTACGAGGAGACGGCGCAGCAGGTCGACCAGATGATCGCGACCCGCTCGGTCGGCGCCCTGCAGCTCACCTCCGGCGGCACCCGGTGAGGCCCGCACTGCTCGTCCTCGCCGCGGTCCTGACCGCTGGGGCCGCGATCGTCGGCTTCCACATCGCGGCCGGCGACCCCGGCATCACCCACACCACGAAAGAGAACCGCTCATGACCTCCGCTCAGGATGCGCTCGACCGCATCACCGACCACCTGATGGAGCACCACCCCAACCACCTCAACGCGATCGGCGGGCCACCGGTGCCGAACGTGGTCGCGAACGTCGTGATCGGGCTGACCCCGCCGCGACCGGAAGGGGTGCGCGCCCTCATCGCGGAAGCCGAAGGCGCCGTCGCCTGGAAGAGCATCCACGACGACGATTGGCGGGCGCTCGTGGAACGCCTCGCCGCCGCCCTGTCCGCGTCCCTCGATGTCAGGAGCGGCGACGAGCCTTCCGAGCCGCGCTGAGCGCCTGCTCCCGCATCCACACAGCCGGTCGGGCGTCACCTGCCGCCTCCCGCACCAAGGCATCCTCCTCGGCAGTGAGCCGGAGCATGTGGGCCTTGCTGCGAGGGCTCTCGGCGGGAGGGCGTCCGCCCTTGTTCGTCTCGGTCATGCGCCGAGGATATCAGTTACGTTTCGAGTTGCGTACAACTGTAGTTAGGAGTTACGATAAACCCATGAACAGCGCAGCCCCCCTCGCTCGCCTCACCATCGCCGCCGACGCCATCAAGGCGGGCGACCACATCATCCCCGCCGGCCGGAAGCGCCCGGTCGAGGTCATCCGCGTCATGGACGCCTACGCGCCGACCATCATGTTGGCCTGCGACTCGACGAACGGCTACGCCGCTGTGCGACTCGCGCCGACCGACACCGTCACTCTGGTCGTCGCATGAGCGCAGTGCTGCAGCTGGTCACGGCTCAGGGTGCGCGAGTCCCCATCGACGGCCTCGCGGGGCTGCGCTGGGCGGCGCGCGAGCTGTTCGCGGGCTACGGCGAGTCGATCGCCCCGGCCCTCGAGCGGGTCGAGGCAGCGACAACGGTGCAGGCGGCCTCAGCCGAGCTCGCGCAGTCGACCGGAACGCGCCTGATCGTCCGCGGGCCGAACGACCTGTCCTGCCTCGGCTTCGTCACTGTCGAGGACGAGCGCCTCCGCTGCACCGTCTTCGCCCACGGCCACCCCCTGCAGACCCCCACGACCACGAAGGAGAGCTGACCATGCCGACACTCACCCCGGAGCAACGCGAGCAGAGACTCGCGCTCATCGAGACGGACCTCGCGGCGTACCGTGCCGTCAAGTCCGCGGCCAGTCACCTCGCGTACGACGTCGTGATCCGAGGGGAAGACCCGCACGGTGACCGTCACGCCCACGAGCGCGCCAGTGCGGCGCTCAGCCGCCGGCTGAAGGACGAGTACCGCGCGGCGCATGAGGCGTCCGCTGCGGCGCGACTCGCGGTTGAGGACTTCGATGTCGCGCACGGGCTCATGGAGCCGCTGGCCCGGCACCGGAAGGCTGGTGCCGTCCGTGCCTGACCAGACCCCCCTCCCCCCGGAAGGGGTGCGCGCCCTCATCACGACCGCCGACACCTTCCGCGAGCAGTACGTGGAGGTCAACGGGGAGATGCCGGGCGCGGGCTCGATTCTCGACCTGTGGCTCCGCACTGCCGCCGCCCTGTCCGCGTCCCTCCCGCGAGAGGACGCCGACCTCGACGCGATCGAGGTGAGCCTCGCCGAAGCGGTTGCCGCTCGGAAGTTGGGCGGGTCGGAGGGCCCGTGGCGACAACTCCGAGCGCTCAACGCAATCGCCGACGCCCTGCCCGCCCTGCTCGCTCGGGTGCGCACCGCGGAAGCCGAACGGGACGAGGCGCAGCGTCGGCTCGGTGTGATCGCTGACTCCGCGCGAGACGGGCTTGAGGACTGCGACGACGACTACGACATGAGCGCCTACTGGGTGTTCATGGTGGCGACCGGCCAGGAGGAGGAGGACACCCGCCCGCGCACCGTAGAGACGGCGGAGGAGTGGGAGCCAATCGTGGCCGCCGCCGAGCGCCGGGCGGACGCCGAGACCTGGGATGCGGACAGCATCTTCCGGCACAGCATGTCGGCGCTCGACACGATCAACCGATCGCGGCGCGATATCCACGTCCTCGCTGACCTCGTGCGATCCCAGCGCCCGTGGGAGTACGGAATCCGAAACAACGCGACCGGACGCGTCGGCTTCCCGTGGTCGAGAGAAGTGGCGCTCTCGACGCAGGAGGGCTCGATCCGCCTGGCCGAGAACCACGGCATGCCGCACATGGAGGCAGTGCGCCACCACCCGGCCTCCTCATGGGAGCCCGTCCCGCCCACCCCCGAGGAGGCGACCGATGACGATGCCAGGCGGAGCCGCCATCTGCTACGGACACCACGTCTGGAGCGGCGACACCCGAGCGCCCGTCTGCCTCCGATGCGGGATGGTCAACCTCGAGGAGGTCGACCGTGGCTGAGCAGCAGGAGGTCCGCGTCCTCACCGTCCGCCAGCCGTGGGCCTGGGCGATCATCTACCAGGGGAAGGACGTCGAGAACCGCTCCCGCAGCCTCGGCCCCTACCGCGGCACCGTCGCGATCCACGCCGGCCTCCGCGACGACCCCGCCGGCTACTACGACGGCACCCGCGACAACCTGCCGCACGAGCAGGTCGCCCGCGGCGCGATCATCGGTCTCGTCGACCTGGTGGACGTCGTGACCGACTCGACGTCGCCGTGGGCGTGGGAAGGCGCCCACCACCTCCTCCTCGCGAACCCTCGGCCCCTCGCGACTCCGATCCCGTACCGGGGCGGCCTCGGGATCCGCCGGCTACCGGCCGACGTCGCCGCAGCGGTCCTCCGGGCCGCCTCGCCACTGCAGGTCAGCTCCACCGTCTCGCGCACGACCCGCCGCGGGGGGAAGTACCAGAGCGAGACTGTCTGGGGAGGCGAAGTGGTCGCCCTCCTCGCCCGGAAGGCCCGCGTCCGCTGGACCTCGAAGAACGGCCTCCGAACGTCGCCCTTCGTCTCCGACCACTACCCCCACGAGCTCGAAGGCGGCCCAGCAGGTGAACCCCGAGGTCCTGTCGATCCACGAAGCCGCGAGGCGCGTGGGGCGTAGCCGGCGCACGATCCAGCGCTGGCTACGGGACGACCTGCCCTCCCACCAGCGGCCGGGCAGCGAGACGAAGTGGATCCGGCTCGAGGACCTGCAGGCCGCGTTCGTGCGACGCCTCGAGTCGGACCCCACCCGGCCCCGATCGGCCGCGTCGCTCGAGCACGGCACCCGCAATCGCTACCGGGCCGGCTGCGACTGCACACCTTGCCGAGCGGCGAATGCCGCGCGAGGCAGGCACAGTACGCAGAATCCGAGCGCCGACGCACCGAGAGACGCAAGAATTTTGTGGCCGACGATGTCACCCCGTAACTTCATGATCGGCACAACAGGAGCGCCCCGCAGTCACCTTCGACGCGGGGCGCTTTCGTGCCCCAGCGGGACGAACCGGACACCCGGCGCCGACCCGCACACCACGATGAGCGGGCTACTCGTTGCGCTCGTGCCTGATGTACATGGTCACTGCCGTCAGCCGAGCGAACTGCCCCATCGCGATGAACCCAGACACGCTGATGGTGACGGTCGTCCAGATGTCCCTGGGGAACAACGGGAACGCCCCTGCGGCCGTCGCGAACATCGTCAGGAAGAGCAGGTTGAACGCGAGCAGCTCCTCCGTGCGACGCACGCGCCGCGCAGTGCTGCGACGCAGGCGGCCCGTGAAGAAACTCCCGACCGCCACAGCCACTAGCAGTGTCGCCGCGACCTGAGCGATGAGGGCGGCTCCGTCTCTGTCGATCATGATCGCGACACTAGCTCGGGTGATCGACGACCGCAGGAGGCGCCTCCCGTGAGCCAGCACCACAAGAGCACCCCGAGGATGCTCGAGCTGAAGGCCGAGTTCCGCTCCGCCTGCGAGGAAGAGGACGCGCGCTGCTGGATGTGCGGCCTCGAGATCGACTACTCGATCCCGCCCGAGCTGTCCTGGAAGGACCCCGCCTTCCAGCTCGACCACTTCTTCCCCGTGTCGAAGTACCCCGAGCTGCAGGAAGACCCCGGCAACTTCCGCGCCTCCCACGCCCGCTGCAACCGCGACCGCGGCGACGGCCCACCCCGTCCCCCGCTCGGCGTGCTCTCCGAGTCCTTCTACTGAGAGGCGGGCCCGTGCGCATCGAACTCCGCTCGAACCTCACCGAGGCCGCCGTGCTCGCATCCGCCGGCGCCCAGGTCCTCTATGTCGCCGGCACCCACCGCGAGGCGGCCGAAGACTTCCACGCAGCACTCCGCCTGAACCTCTCCGCGTGCGCTACCCGCGTCATCCGCGCCAACGGGCGAGAGACGATCCGCTACCCGGGAGGCGGCGCCCTCCGCTTCAGCTGGCCCGCGACCGCCGACCAGATCGCCCGCGGCCGCGTCCTTGACGCCGTGTCCCTCCCCTGGCCGCTCCTCCCGCTCCTCGAGGACCTCGCCCCGGCGCTCGCCACCGTCATCGACGCGAAGGTCCTGGTCCGCCGCACCGCCTGACCCCACAGACCGGCCGCGTCAACGCGCGAGCGTGATGCCTCGTCTTGAGAAGCGAAGGACCCCATGACCCCGGCAGCCAGCGCCCACCAGCGCGGCCCCGGGACGAGGGCACCCTGCGCGGCCCACCCTCCCCCGCCCACCAGAACCCCGACCGCACCCTCGCCGACCCGAGCGAAGGGCAGGGGGCCTTTCCATCGCAGGGACTCGAACCCCTAAGCCCTTCCCGGCCCGAGGGCTTCTCTCTCCCCGACGATGTGACGCGATTTTTACCACCGGGGAGGTCGATGCATGGCCGAGCCGAGAACGCGCGCGAGCCGAGAGCACAGGGCCGCGGTGACGCGGATGCTGAAGGCGACCGGTCTGCTGCGGATCCCGGAGGAGGCGCCGCTCGTCGCGCTGGTGAAGTCGCTCGCGAAGGAGATGGACGAGGGCGGCGGGTCACGGACCCACGCCGCGTACCTCTCCGCGCTGAAGGACGTGCGGCGGGTGCTCAAGGAGGCGCCCGGCGAGGCCGGCCTGGTCGGGAAGCCGACGCCGACCGCGGGCGACGCCGCCGACGAGGGCGACGAGACGACGACGGCCCCGGCGGTCGATCAGGAGGTCGCTGACTTTGCAAGTTTCGCAGCAGCTAAGGGTGGCTCTTCGCACCGGCAAGGGGCGTGAGGAGCCGCGCATCTGGACTCGTCCGCTGCGCCCTCTGACACCGGCGACGACGCACGGGTTCCACGTCATCGAGTTCGCGCTGGTCTACCTCGGCGTGACACTGCGGCCGTGGCAGAAGTGGCTGCTGATCCACGCGCTCGAGCTGAACGAGGACGGCACCTACCGCTTCCGCAAGGTCGTCATCATCGTCGGCCGGCAGAACGGGAAGACGAAGCTGATCGAGGTCCTCGCGACCTGGTGGCTGTTCGTCGACTCCCAGTCGTTCCCCGACCACATCCCGGCGCACGAGTTCCTCGTCCTCGGGTCCGCCCAGGACCGCGACACGGCGAAGAAGGTCTGGCGGAAGGTCCTCGACCGGTCGAACCCGGAGGTCCTGCGCTGGCCGGATCGGTTCACGCCGGCCGAGCGTGCGGTGCTCGTGCCCGTCCTCGCGAAGCAGGCACGGACGCCGACGACGACGAACGGCTCCGAGGCGATCCGTCTCGCGAACGGCGCGCGCTACGAGATCGCCGCGCTCGCCTCCGGCGGGTCTCGCGGCGACTCGACCGCCCGAGCGATCATCGACGAGCTGCGCCAGCAGACGAACTGGGACGGCTGGGCCGCGTTCTCGAAGACGCTGAACGGCACGTTCAACTCGCAGCTCTGGGCCATCTCCTCCGCCGGCGACGCGCGGTCCGTCGTGCTCGCCGACCTGCGCGCCGCGGCCATCGCGACGTGCGCGGCGTGGGACGACTACGTGGCAAAGGGCCTGCAGTCCGTCGAGGACTTCGCGAACGAGCACGACACCGCGAACGGGATCTTCGAGTGGTCCGCGCACGAGGACGCCGCGATCGACGACCCGGCCGGCTACTTCCAGTCGAACCCCTCGATCGGCTTCGGCTACAACGTCGACCAGCTGCTGTCCGACCTCGCGTCGGGCGAGCCGGAGGCCGTGACGAAGACCGAGGTCCTGTGTCAGTGGGTGCAGACGCTCGTCACTCCGTACCTGCTGCCGGCGGACTGGGCGGCGTGCGCCGACGGCCCCAGCGAGAGCGGCGCCGGCGGATCCCGCATCGTCCCGGGCACGCCGATCGCGCTTGGCGTCGACACCAGCACCGACCGGAAGATGACGTACCTGTCCGCCGCCGGCTGGCGCGAGGACGGGCTGCCTCACATCGAGGTCATCGCGCAGTCGGCCGGGATGCTCTGGCTCGCGCCGCTGGTCGAGAAGGTCGCTCAGCGGCGCCCCGTCACCGCGATCGGCTTGCAGCCGCGAGGGTGTCCCGCCGGCGAGTTCGCCGTCCCGCTGCAGCAACTCGGCCTGCCCGTCTTCGAGGTCGGCGGCTCCCACCTCGGTGCGGCCGTCGGCCAGCTGAAGGACCGGGTGGAGGCGCACACGCTCCGGCACCGCGCACAGCCGGCGCTCGATCTGTCCGCCTCCGGCACCACCGCCCGGAAGGTCGGCGAGGTCTTCTTCCTCGACCGCGACGGCTCAGCCGTGGACGCCGCCGTGCTCATCTCGGCGTCGAACGCGCTCTACGGCCTCGTGCACGCCGGCGACGTCCTCGCGACGTCGCACTACGAAGACCACGGCCTCGTCGTGGCATGAGAGGCGCCCCATGTTCTTCCTCCCCGGCCGCCAGGTCGTCGTCTCGCTGAGCGACGGATCCTCCGTCACCGGCACGACCGCCTGGGCGTGGTGGGGCCGGCTCCGGCTCCGTGAAGTCTCGAGCGCCGGCGGCACCTTCCCCGGCGAGCTCATCGTCTACCGCCACGCGGTCCTAGCAGTGCAGGTGGTGATGGTCCGTGGTCGAGCTCTCGACAGGTAGCGCGATCGTCAGCCTCTCCGGTCCCGGATCCGCTCTCGCGCGCATCTCGCCGTTCGTCGTGCCCGACCCGGGCGTCCCGCTCACGGCGTACAGCGCGACGCTCGGAGCGCAGAGCCCCGGCGCGGTGTGGAAGTCGCAGCCGTCCGTCCGCAAGGTCGTCAGCTTCATCGCCCGGAACGCGGCCGTCGTCTCGTGGAAGGCGTACCGCCGGAACGCGGACGACGACCGCCAGCGGATCAGCGACTCCCCGATCGAGCGGGCGCTGCGCCGACCGCGGCGATTCACGTCGACCGTCGACTTCTTCGAGCGGCTCTACGTCGACCGCTGCCTCTACGACCGCTTCGGAGTCGTGCTCATGGGCGGGCAGCTGCAGCGCATCCCGCCGCGGCTGCTCGTCCTCGAGGCCGACGCCTTCGACAACCTCGCCCGCGTCGGCATCGCTCACCCGACCGGAGGCGACACCTTCTGGCTCGACGACCTGCCCGTGGCCGTCTCGGCCGGCTGGTCGGAGTGGGGCGCCGCTGGCGTCTCCCCGCTGACCACCCTCGCCGCGATCCTGCGCGAGCAGTCGCACGCGGTCGATTGGCGCGACCGGCAGTGGGCGGAGGCGCCCAAGATGTCGGGCGTCCTCAAGCGGCCCGCCACCGCGCGCTGGTCGCCGGAGGCGCGCGACAAGTTCCTCGACTCCTGGCGCACCTTCCGCGACAGCAACGCCGGCGGCACGCCGATCCTCGAGGACGGCATGGAGTACGAGGACTTGCGGTCCAACCTCACGCCGAACGACGCGAAGGACATCGAGGGCCGGCAGCTCACCGACGCGGAAGTCGCCTCGGCGTTCCACATCCCGCCCGAGCTCGTCGGCGCCCGACAGGGCACGTTCTCGAACATCACCGCGTTCCGGCAGATGCTCTACGGCCCTGCGCTCGGCCCGCACCTGACCGCGATGCAGCAGGCGTTCGCGCTCGAGATCGTCCCGGCGCTGGCCGAGGACTCCCGCGACTACGCGGAGCTCGACCGACGGTCGGCACTCAAGGGCGACCTCATCGAGCAAGCATCGGTCCTCTCGAAGCTGACCGGCGGCCCGGTCATGACGCGCAACGAGGGACGGGCCGAGCTCGGTCTGTCCCGCACCGAGGGCGGCGACGAGCTGGTCCTCCCGATGAACGTCACCGCTGGCGGGCAGAGCTCGCCGGAGGACGGCGGAGACGGACGCCCCCCGGGCGCCGAGGAGGAGTCATGAGAAAGACGGTCCGCAAGGCACTCACGGTCGAGTCGGTCACCGACCTGGACGACGAGGGCCGCTTCTCGGCGCTCGTGTCCGTGTTCGGCGTGCTCGACAGCTACCGCGAGGTGGTGCAGCCGGGCGCGTTCAAGGACTCGCTCGCGCGCCTCGGCGACGACCCGCTGCCGATCCTGTGGAACCACCGCTGGGACGACCTCGCCGCGCACCTCGGTGGCGCGACCGGTCGCGAGACCGACGAGGGCCTGGTGATCGACGCGCAGCTGGACCGCGAGGACCCGCTGGCGATGAAGGTCTATCGGCTGCTGAAGCAGAAGCGCATCAAGGAGTTCTCGATCGGCGGCTTCGAGTGGCCGGAGGACGTCGAGCAGTTCCTGTGGGAGGACGGCGAGCCCGCGTGGAAGGTCCACCGGTTCGAGCTCGTCGAGGTCTCGGTGGTCCTCCGGGGCGCGAACGCGGAGACGCGGCTGCTCGGAGTGAAGTCCCTCGAGGCGGCACTCGAGGCCGTCGAGGCCGCCGACCCGCACGCCGAGGACCCGGCACCCCCCGAGGCCGCCGAGATCCGCGCGGACGACCCGCCGGTGCCTCCGGCCACCCAAGACTCCCCGCCGGCTCTCGAGCCGGATGAGGACGCGCCCCAGGGCGCAGACGAGGCCGGCACCCCGCCGGCTGAGTCGTCGCCGACTCGCCAGCTGGCGGCGGCTCTACTCGCACTCACGCGGCCTGGGCCGAGAAAGCAGGATCTGATGAACCCCCGTGCCCTCCTGAAGGCCGCCCGCGAGAAGTGGGCCGCCTTCGCCGCGAAGGCCGCCGAGCTCTCCGAGGACGAGGCCGCCGAGGTCCTGGCGCTCCGCTCGGAGATCTCCGACCTCGAGGCGCAGGTCGCGAAGCTGGACGAGGCCGAGGCCGCGCTGAAGTCCTTCAGCGACAACGCCCCGGTCGTCACCCGCGACCGCGACGAGGCGCCCGTCACCGGCTCGCTCGGTGAGCGCTTCGTGAAGTCGGCGGAGTACCGGGCCATGCGCTCGGCGCACCCGTCCGGCATCGGCCGCGAGACGCCGATCGACGTCAAGGCGCGCCACATCGGCGACAAGCGCTCCGCGCTGAAGGCCGACCCCGCGCCCCTCAACACCGCGGCGAACGGCGACATCACGTCGCCACCCGCCTCCCCGGTATCGAGGACACCACCTACCGCAAGCCGAACGATCTGCTCGACCTGATCACCGTCGGCACCACCGACTCGTCGTGGCTCGAGTACCGCCAGCTGGTGTCCATCACCAACAACGCGGCCATCGTCCCCGAGGCGACCGGCACGACCGGCACCACGATCGCGGCCGGCTACAAGCCCGTCTCGACCCTGGCGACCCAGACCGCCGACGCGAAGGCGCACACCTACGCGGACGGCGTCGAGGCCACGAACCAGGAGATGTCGGACGACGGCGCGCTCGCCTCGCTCATCGACGGCGTCCTCACGCAGAACCTCCGCGACGAGCTCGAGCGCGTGCTCCTGCTCGGCTCGGGCACCGGTGGGGAGCCCGCGGGCATCCTGAACACCACCGGGATCCTGCAGCAGTCGTTCAGCACGGACATCTTCACCACCCTCCGGAAGGCGAAGACCCTCCTCGCGGAGACGTCCCGCACCTTCCAGCCGACGGTGCTGCTCAACCCCGCGGACGAGGAGTACTTCGACCTGGCGAAGGACGGCGAGAACCGCTTCTACGGCGCCGGCCCCTGGTCCACCGCACCGGGCAACATCTGGGGGATGCCGCGCGCCACGTCGGCTCTCCTGCCCGCCGGCACCGCGCTCGTCGGCGACTTCCGCGGCGTGCAGCTCCTCATCCGTGAGGCGCTGTCGATCCTGGCGTTCAACCAGCACGCGGACTTCGCGCGCCGGAACCTCGTCTACATCCGCGCCGAGCTGCGCGCGCTGCAGATGTTCCGCCAGCCCGCGAAGATCGCGGCCGTCGACCTGACCGCGGGCGCCTGATGAGCAGCCCGATGGTCGTCATCGACGGCGTCCGCTACCGCCGGGAGGACGCGGAGCGACGCGGCCTGATCGAGGTCCCCGAGCCCGTGAAGGTCGACGCGATCGACCCCGCGAAGCTCGCGGCCTTCGAGGCGTGGGTGGCCGCCGGGTCGCCCGTCGTCCCGCCCCTCGACACCGACCGCCACTCGTCGACCGTCGTCGGCGGCGAGGCCGAGGTCGTCGAGCAGGGCGAGGTCACGCTCCCCACGGAGGACGGCCCCGTGCCGGCCGCCGCTGAGCCCGACGCCCCGGCGCCGCTCAGCACCGAGAGCGCAGCGCCGAAGCGCACGCGCGCCACGAAGTGACAGGAGGGGCGACGTGCCCGAAGCACCCAACCGACGCGCGCCGATCGTAGGAGCCACCACGCAGGTCAGCCCGACGCTGTTCCTCGAGGCCGCGAACGGCGCGATCCGCCGCGAGTGCGGCTGGCACGTCGCCCCCTCCGTCACGGAGACACTCACCCTCGACGGGAAGGGCGGAAGGCTGCTGCTCCTCCCGACGGGGCACGTCACCGCCGTCAGCTCCGTGGTCGTCGGCGGCGTGGACCTCACCGCCTCGGCCGACTGGTCGACGTCGGGGATGCTCGAGCTGCGCGCCGGAGCCTTCCCCCGCCGGTTCCGCGCCGTGCAGGTCACGCTCACCCACGGCTACGACCCCGAGGAAGTCCCCGAGGTCGTAGCCCTGATCGTGAAGCTCGCGCAACGCGCGAAGGACTCGACGACCATCGCTGCGCAGGCAACCGCCGGCTCGTCGGTGTCCTACGTCACCGCCGGTGGCGCCCCCCTCTCGATCCCGCTGCTGCAGGGCGAGAAGGACATCCTCACGCCGTACCGGCTCGGGCACGGCGCATGACGACCGCCCTCGAGCTCCTGACCGGCGCGGCCGCAGTGCCGGCGCCGATGACCTTCCCGTTCGGCCGCACCGTCTACCGCCTCCGCCCGAAGGCGGTGCGCGACGAGTACTCGGACACCGACATCGACGTCGACTGGTCCAACCCCGACGTGCTGCCGATCCCCGGCGCCTCCATCTCGCAGTCCTCGACGTCGGCGCTCGCCGGCGCGACGCGCGAGCAGGCGCTCGAGGCGAAGTCGCTCGTCTGCGACGGCGCCTTCGACGTCCAGAAGGGCGACCGCATCCGCGACGGCGACGAGGGCGGCCCCGTCTACACCATCGACGGGATCCCGCCCGCGGCCGACACCAACCCCTTCACCGGGTGGACGGCGCCGCGCGAGATACCGCTGACCCGCGCGGTCGGCTGACCGGAAGGGAACCCGCATGCCGAAGAACGGCGACGTCACGTTCAACCAGCAGTTCTTCAACGAAGTCCTCCGATCGGCGCCCGTGGAGAAGCTCACGGACGATGCGGCGCAGCGGGCCCTGGCCGCCGCGAAGGCCTCGGCGCCCGTCGACTCCGGCGCGTACCGCGACAAGCTCCGCCTCGTCCACCGCAACTCTCGCCGCCGGCGGGTCTCTCGAGTCCTCGGCACCGACGCCAAGACGATGCTGATCGAGTCGAAGACCGGCAACCTCGCCCGGGCGCTGAAGGCGGCCCGAGGGTGAGGGTCGAGCCGCCCGACCTCGAGCTGTGGCTGACCGGCTACGTCCGCGCCGCAGCGGCAGCTGACGAGCTCGACGTCGCAGTCGGGAACCGGGAGCCTCCGACCCTGCAGGTGCCGCTCGCGCGCCCGCTGATCGTCCTCCGCGACGACCCCGGCGCGCGGCTGTCCTCCGTGACCTTCGACCACTCGATCGGCTTCTCGGTCCTCGCCGGCTCCCGGCGGAACGAGAAGCCGGCGCGCGACCTCGCGCGGTGGCTGGCCGGCCTCCTGTTCGACGAGGAGATCGTCCTCGCCGAGGGCTGCCCCATCGCGTCCGTCGTGTGGGACGGCTGCACCAGCCCCTCGTCTGTCGTCGACCAGCTCGACGTCGCCCGCTTCTACGGGACCGCGCAGTACGTCGCCGCCGGCTCCTGGTAACGCCCACCCGTCACTAACCCACCCCCGGGCTCCGCAATCTGCGGCGCTTCATCTCGTGAAGGAGAGACCCCTATGTCCGCAGATCCCCAGGGCAACGACCCCGGCGCCGTCGGCGTCCCGATCACCGGCCTCGCCGCGTTCGCGATCCTCGAGACGGCGAACGTCATCTCGAAGGTCAACCTCGGCAAGTCGCCCCTCGTCCTCCCGCCGGCCTTCAAGAAGCTCGGCCTCTACAAGTCCGACGGCGGGCCGTCCGCCGCGCGCGACAACGAGGACCCGATCGAGTTCTTCCAGAAGGGCTACACGATCGCCGGAGAGGGCACCCGCTCCGTCGTCATCGGCCTCGCGGAGCAGAACGCCAACGTTCAGGCGCTCGTCGAGGGCAAGACCCCCGACGCGAACGGCGTGATCGAGGTCTCCTCGAGCCTGCCCGACAACCGCTTCATCCTCCTCGTCGTCACGAAGTACCGGAACGGCACGGAGAAGCGGCAGATCGGCGTCGCATCGGTGACCTCGGTCGAGCCCGACCAGCAGGAGCGCGGCTCCGTCGAGGGCGCGAACGTGACCTTCACCTGGCTCGAGGACGACCTGTTCAACGGCGCCCCGTACTGGCAGTGGGGGCCGGCCAAGCCGGGCGCCGTGGAGGCGCCCTCTGGCGCCTGACCCCGCCACCTGATCGACCGGCCGGGGCGCTGACGGGTCGCCCCGGCCGGTTTCACCACCCGTCATCCCGTCAAGCACCAAGAAGGAGAACCCGTCATGACCACCACCACCCGTCGGAAGCCGGCAGATAGCGCGGAGACGCCCGTTCAGGTCGAGGAGGAGTACGACTTCGACTCCTGGGATCAGGAGCGTGAGGACGCCGCCCTGCGCGCCCTGACCGACGTGCGCTACATCATCGTCGAGGACAAGTTCGTCGGCCGCTTCACCGACCGCCACGTCGTGAAGATCCCGCTCAAGCTCACGACGTCCACGATCGACGAGCTCGAGGCGAAGTTCTCGACCCCGCTCGACCAGTTCCGGCACCTGCTCTCCATGTTCTACGGCGAGGAGGAGGCCGCCGCGCTCGCGGACCGCAGCCTCATCGAGGTCGCGATCATGACCGAGAAGTTCTTCCGCGCGCTCAAGCGGGCGCAGGAGCTCGCCTTCCCGGAATCCTGAGCGTCGCCCGGCTGATCCGAGAGCACCGCACGACGGTCGCACGCACGCTGCGCGAGACCTTCGGCGTCGGGCTCTCGGACCTGGGCGGCGCTGTGACGTGGGGCGAGGCGAAGGCGCTGCTCGAGGACGCAGCCGGCGACCCCGGGACCGCGTTCGGCGCCGAGCTCGCCGGCTGGGCGTACCCGGCATCGACGCTGCAGCTCATCGGCGTAATCACCGCGGCGACGCATCCGAAGTCGACGCGCGCGCTCATGCCGTGGGTGCTCGAGCGCCCCGCCTCCGCTGCGCCGCCCGATGAGGTGGCGGCCGCGCAGGCCGAGCTCGAGGCGGGCGTCGTCTTCTCCTGACCTACCCGAAGGGGGTCCGCATGTCCTCCGAGGTCGGCTCAGGGCACATCTCGATCTTCCCCGTGATGACGGGGTTCAAGTCGCGTGTGCGGAAGGAGACGCAGGACGCCGCCACGTCGAGCGCTCGTGCGTTCACCGGCGGCTTCAAGGGCGCGGGGTCGACGACCGGCCGCCGGCTCGGCACCGACCTCAAGTCGGCGCTGGACCGGTCGGCCGGCGACCTCGGCGCGCAGTCGATGAAGGACCTGACGTCGCAGGCGGCGTCCGCTGCGAACGCGCTGTCGAAGGCTCGCCTGAAGCAGCAGGACGACGCCGGCAAGGTCCGCATCGCCGAGGCTCGACTGGCGGAAGCCGTCGAGAAGAGCGGCGCCGCATCCTCGCAGGCCGTCGCCGCGGAGGAGCGCCTCGCGGCTGCCCGCCGCGCGCACGCCTCCACCACCGACACCGTGACCGCCGCGTCCGGCCGTCTCAAGACCGCGCAGGACGCGGTGCGCCGCGCCACGCAGGACGCCGCAACCGGCAGCGAGAGCGCCGGCGGCAAGCTCCGCGGATTCGTGTCCGCTGCCGGCGGCGGCCTCTCCGGGCTGGCGCGCACGGCGTCCTCGGTCGGGTCCCGCATCGCCTCCGGGCTCGGCAACGGGTTCCGGGCCGCGCAGACCACCGCGGGGGTCGCGCTCGGCGCGATGGCCGCGAAGATCGGGTCCCTCGTCCCCGAGGCTCTGACCGCATCGGACGCGACCGACAAGTTCAAGAGCACCCTCAGCTTCGCGGACCTCGACTCGAGCCGCATCGCGGAGCTGACCGCCAGCACGCAGGCGTACGCCGACCGGACCGTCTACTCCCTCTCGGACATCCAGGCGGTCACGGCGCAGCTCGCCGCGAACGGCGTGAAGGACTACGACCGGCTCGCCGAGGCCGGCGGCAACCTGAATGCCGTCGCCGGCGGCAACGCCGAGACCTACAAGTCCGTCGGCATGGCCCTCACTCAGACCGCCGGTCAGGGCAAGCTCACGACGGAGAACTGGAACCAGCTCGCCGACGCCATCCCCGGCGCCTCGGGCAAGCTGCAGGAGGCGCTGCTCTCGGCCGGCGCGTACACGGGCAACTTCCGTGAGGCGATGGAGAAGGGCGAGATCTCCGCGGAGGAGTTCAACGCCGCGATCCTCGACCTCGGCATGACCGACGCCGCGAAGGAGGCCGCGACCTCGACGGCCACCTTCGAGGGCGCCTTCGGCAGCCTCAACGCGGCGATCGTCGGCGGGCTCGTCAAGACGATTGCACCGCTCAAGCCCTTCATCACCGGGGCGCTCACCGGCGCGGGCACCGCCGTCACGGGGTTCTTCACTCGGGTCGCGACCGGAGTCGAGGGCCTCGTCGCCCTCGTCAGCCGCGGCGACTTCACGAGCGCCTTCCGCACGGCGTTCGGCGTCCAGGAGGACTCGCCGGTCGTCGACTTCCTGCTGAGCGCGCGCGACGCCGTGATCGGGTTCACGTCCACGCTGCCGGACCTCTCGGCGCTCATGGGTCCCGTCGTCGCCATCCTCGGCGTCGGCGGCCTCGCGGGCATCCTGACCAGGATCACGCCGCTGATGACGCTGCTGCCCGGCCTGGGCGGCGCGCTCGGCGTGCTCGCCGGCCCGCTCGGCATCGTCGCGGCCGGCCTCGCCGGGTTCGCGCTGTCGGGCGGCGACGCCTCCGCGCTCGCGTCCGGCCTCACCGGCGTCATCTCGTCGGTGCTCGCCGCGATCCCCGGCCTCGTGCAGCAGGTCGCGACCTTCGTCCCGCAGATCGTCTCGGCGATCCTCGCGCAGGTCCCCGCGCTGCTCACCGCCGGCGTCTCCATCGTCACCGCGCTCGTGCAGGGACTGGTCACCGCGATCCCCGCCATCGCCCTCGGCGCCGTCACCCTCGTGACCGGTCTGCTGACCGCGATCGTCGCGAACCTGCCGCTCATCATCGCGGCCGCGATCCAGCTCGTGACCGCGCTGCTGCAGGGCATCGTCACGGCACTGCCCGTCCTGATCCAGGGCGCGCTCACGCTCGTCACGGGTCTACTCACCGGCATCCTCGCCGCGCTGCCGCTGATCATCGAGAGCGGCATCGGGCTCGTCTTCGCGCTCGTGCAGGGCATCATCTCCGCGCTCCCGACGATCCTCTCCTCGGCCCTGACCCTGGTGCTCGGGCTGCTGCTCGCGATCGTGCAGTCGCTGCCGATGATCATCGAGGCCGGCATCCAGCTGGTGCTGTCGCTCGTGACCGGCCTGATCGCGACCCTCCCGTCGCTGATCACCGCCGCGATCGAGCTGGTCCTGCAGCTGGTCGCCGGCCTGCTGACGATGCTGCCGCAGCTGATCGTCGCCGGCATCGAGCTCGTGCTCGCGCTGATCGTCGGCCTCGTCACCGCGATCCCGCAGATCATCAAGATGCTGCCGCAGATCGTCATGGCGATCTGGGACGGCCTCGCGAACGTCGACTGGGCGGACCTGGGCCTGCAGATCGTCCGCGGCCTCATCGACGGTCTCGTGGCCGCCGGCGGCGAGCTGTTCTCGGCAGTCACCGACCTCGCCTCGCAGGCGTTCGGCGGCTTCACGGACTTCTTCGACATCAACTCGCCGTCGCGCCTCATGCGCGGCGCCGGCCGGAACGTCGTCCGCGGAGCCGTCGAGGGCACGAAGGACGAGTCGGAGGCCTACGGCGACTCCCTCGTGCGCATGGCCCGCTCCGCTGCAGGACGCGCCGAGGGCGCGATGACCGTCGCCGCAGGCACCGTCGAGGTGTCCGCGTCGGCCGACGTCGCCGGTACCCCCGCCGGCGGGCGGACGGGTCGTCGCGACTTCCCCGAGGAGCTCCACATCCACGCACAGCCGGGCATGTCCGAGGCAGCCCTCGTCAAGGCGGCGATGGCCGAGCTCGACTTCCAGGCGAGAAGGAGCGACGGATGAGCGACATCATCACCTTCACGATCGGCGGAGTCGAGGTGCACGGCCGCCCCGACGGGCTGGCCCCGCCGGACGGGATCTATCTCGGGCCCGGCGGGGCCGACGCCTGGTGGGAGTCGGCGGAGATGGAGCGCGACGTCGTGAAGCGCCCGGGCGCCCCCGGGGCGTTCGACACTCCGGGGCAGCTCGGCGACAAGCTCCTCCCGTTCTCGGGCGTGATCATCACCCCGTCGGAGGAGGAGACCGAGGAGCTGTCCCGGAAGGTCCGCGGACTCATCGCGGACGGCTCGCTCACCACCGTCACAGACGGCACATGGATGATGCGCGGCCGGCTCTCCGGCCGCTCCCGCGCGGTTCCCCGGCGCGGCAACCGCCGCTTCGCGGACTGGATCGTCACCGTCTGGTGCCCCGATCCGCGGAAGTACGGCGAGACGAAGCACTTCACTGCCGGCGAGCGGGCGTCGCACCGCGGCAACTTCACCGCGCTCCCCGTCTACACCGTGAGCGGGAACGCGCCCGCCGGGTATCCGCTCTACGGTCCGGGCGGCCGCCGGTACGACGTCGTGCAGCCGCTCAAGCTCGGCACCCCGCACGTCATCGACATGCGCGACGGACTGCTGCGCATCGACGGCGCCGTGGTGCCCGGCGCGGCGACCCGCGCGGACACGTGGGGCATCCCCGCCGGCGCGCAGATCGTGCACAGCATCGGCCCGGGCCTGACCCTCGACGTCGCCCTGACCGACACCGACATCTGAGAGGACCCGCCCATGTGGACGCACACCCTCCACGCGCCCGGCACCGGCAACCTGATCGCCCCCGTCGAGCTGGCGAAGTCGTCGTCGAAGCGCCGCCTGAACGCGCCGTCGACCGGCACGCACTCCGTGATCGCCTCTGACGACTTCGAGTGGTCGGCGCTGCTCTGCTCCCCGTGGGAGGTCATCGTCGCGACGGCGTGGAACGGCGTCTGCCTGTACGCCGGCTACCTCGAGAACGTCACCGACTGGAACGAGAAGACCCGCGAGCTCACCTTCAGCACGCTCGACGTGCGCGGCGCCTACATGGTCCGCCCCGTCTTCCGCGCGAACGCCGAGGACTACCGCGCCGCCGACCTCACCATCACCGACCGCTCCTACAGCGGAGCCGTCCGCGCCGTCATCGAGCGCGTCCTCCACGGCAACACCGGCGGCTGGCAGCTTCCCATCATCACCCCGCCCGACGCCGGAGGCCCGGTCTCCGCCTTCTACCCGTACTGGGACCTCTGGACCGCGGAGAAGGCGCTCGCTGAGATGCAGGACCGCGACGACGGCCCGGACCTCGACTTCGCGCCCCGCTACCGCGCGGACGGCGGCCTCGAGTGGGTCGTCCGCGTCGGCACCCCGCGCCTCTCCGGGCCCGAGGTCGAGGTGAACCTCGGCAGCCAAGAGAACGGTCTCTCGACGGCGTCCTTCCGGATCAACGGGCAGATGCAGCGCACGGGAGAGATCGCGGTCGGCAACGGCTCCGAGGCGGACATGCTCGTCGCTTTCGCGAACAACCTCGACGGCCCGGCGATGCCGTTCCGCGACTCGATCGAGTCCGGCTACAAGAGCATCACCGACCCCGGCGTTCTCCTCGGCCACGCCTACTCCGACCTCCGCGCGTACCGCTACCCGACCGAGCAGTGGTCCTACGCGCTGCAGGCGAACACGCCCGGCGCTGACCTCGAGACGCTCACGCTCGGCTCGCACCTCGGCGTGTGGACCGTCGGCCACCCGAAGTACACCGACGGCTGGCGCGACACCTACCTCATCGGCTTCGACACCGACCTCACCGAGACCGTCTCGCTCGCCGTCCAGCCGTACTGGGAGCCCTGATGCGCATCGACAACCTCGACCAGTCGACCGTCGCCCGGCAGAACGCCCGCATCGCCGCCGTCGAGCGGCAGGCGCCGCTCGGGAACACGTCGATCACGACCGGCCGCCTGCGCGTCGTCGGCCTCGAGGCGTTCCTCCTGCAGGGCACCGGCCGCGTCACCGGCACGCTCTTCGTGGACGGGCAGGACGGACGGAAGGGCCGCGTCGATGTGACCGGCGATGTCCGCTCGTTCGGCGGCGGCCGTGTCATCGTGTCCGAGGCCGCCGGCTCCGACAGCTCCCTGCAGATCATCTACGTCCCCGCCGACGCCGACAGCGACGCACACGCGCAGATCGTCGGCTACGACATCCCGGTGCAGGTGCAATCAGGCGGCAGCGTGATGCGCGTCAGCGACGCTGCGGCGCAGCTGAGCGGGCCCGGCCCGGAGTACATCAAGGTCGGCGGCAACGAGGTGATCGTCTCGGGCTCCTCGACCGCCTTCGCTCGATTCGACGCGGACGTGTACGTCAAGGGCGGCGACGGCACCCTCGACCTCGATGCGGGCGGCGCGCAGATGACCGGCGGCAGCGGCTCCCTTGGCCTAGACGCGAACGGTGCGCAGGTCAAGGGCGGCGACGGAGCGGTCGTGTTGAACGGCAACGGCGCGCAGATGGCCGGCGCCGGCGACACGCTGGTCACCGCCGGCGGCAATGGCGTGATCCTCTCCGACGGCCCGGGCGCCCTCCTACGGGTGGAAAAGGGGCAGCTCTTCTTCCCGAACCTCCCGACCAGCTGATGCCCACGATCGGAGAGTTCTACGAAGAGCCGGATCACTGGGGAGACGCATACGGCGCGACCGAGAATCGGCCGAACGCGCACCGCGGGCAGGACATCAACGGATGGCCGACCGGCACGGGCATCCCGAACCTCTTCGCAGGGACGGTCGTCTTCTCCGCCTGGGGCGGCGGACTCGGCTGGCAGGTCGTCGTGCAGCGCGCCGACGGCCTCCGCATGGGGCACTCGCACCTCGACGCGAAGGGCCGCCCCGTCGGGACGTTCCTCGACGCCGGCGATGTCGTTGGTCCGATCGGCGATACCGGCTCGTTCAGCCGCGGCACGCACGACCACGTCACGGCCTCATGGAGCGGCGATCTGTCTCCGGCCTTCGCCGCGGTCGTCGACCCTCGCCCGTACATCCGCGAGGCGCTCGGCGGCGACCCCGGCGCAGGCGACCCCGGCGGCGGCGACCCCTACGACCCGGACCCCGACGACCCGGCGCTCCCCGGGAACCTGTTCGTCTTCCCCGACGACGGCCGGGTGATCCTCGTCAGCGCGGGCCGCGGGAACCTCGCGCGCGCAGCCGACGGGCACCTGTTCAGGGCCGAGCTGGGGCAGGGCAACGTCGTTCGCGAAGCGGACGGGCGCATCACATGGACGGGCTGAACAGGCCTTCACCATCACCGACATCAGGAGGCCTCGTGCTCGAGCTCACCGCCCGGCCCTCGCCGGGCAACATCAACACGCCCTTCGGCCGTCGCCCGAAGCCGACGCAGGCCTCGCCCGCGATCCACTACGGCCAGGACTACGGCTGGGGCAACGGCAAGGACCTCTTCGCGGCCGCCGACGGCATCGTCGTCGAGGGCAACGAGACGGGCCTCGCCGGCGCCTACGGCAACCGCACCCGCATCGACCACGGCGGCGGCTTCGAGACCTGGTACTGCCACCAGAGCGTGAAGCTCGTGCGCAAGGGCCAGCGCGTGAAGGCCGGTCAGAAGATCGGCGTCCAGGGCGCCACGGGCAACGTCACCGGCGTCCATCTCCACTTCGAGGTCCGCCTCCGCGGCGTGGCCGTCGACCCCGCCTTCTACTTCCGCATCCCGCACCCGGTCACCGTGCCGGCCCCACGACCCCAGGAGGACACCTTGAGCGCAGCAGAAGTCGCCCACATCGAGAACCACATCGACCAGAAGTTCGCCGACCTCGGCGCCTCGATCCAGAACCTCTTCGGAGTCGTGACCCGCGAGGGCCGCGGCCCCGGAGTCGCCCGCATCTACCAGAACGTCGAAACCGGCGAGGTCGCGATCGGCGTCTACGGCGAGTCCTGGACCGTGCTCCACACCGACAACGACCAGGCCACCGTCGATCTCCTCGCGGCCGACGGCTTCACGCAGGACTGGAAGGACCGCAAGGCCTACCCGGCGGTCCGCTACGAGTTCGCCCGCATGCTCTGCGGCTCAACCGACGACTACGACGCCCGCCAGATGGCCGAGCTCACCGCGCGCGTCCTCGAGATCAGCGCCGAGCGCTACGCGGAGATCGACGCCGAGGCCAAGGCCGACGACCAGCCGGCGCTCTCCGCGAAGTCGACCGAGTAGCTCATGGTGGCGACTGACCCGAGCACGAACGATCGACGCCTCCGGTGGGAGCGCACGATCTGGATCATCGACCAGGCGTCCTACGCGCTGATGGCGGTGTCCGGATTCGTGGCTCTCTTCGCGACGTCGACCTTCGTGCTCCGAGAGGTGACGTGGCCGGAAGCGATCATCGTCTGGGGTCTACTGCTCCTCGGCGGCGGCGCGGCCGGATTCGTCGGGCGGCTGGTGAAGGTCTGGGCGATCGAGATCCTGGGCAACGTCGCCGCGATGAGCGGCGGAGTGATCTACGTGGCGATCGTGCTGTCGGCCGTGACCGGGGGGTCCTCGCTCGTGCTGCTCGCGTTCGTGACCGCGGCGACCGTCGCGATCCTGCGCCGATACGCGGAGCTGCAGATCTTCACGAGCGAGCCAGGGCTGGACACCTTCTCGAAGAAGGTGCGCTCCCTCCTGCGCCGCCGGACGTCGTACACGGTTCGGCGCGAGCACTACTAGGGGGAACACGAATGCTCGACACGACTCTGCTCGTGGCGCTCGGCGGCGGGGCCGGCATCGCGCTCCTGCTGCGCGAGTTCATCTCCGTCGTCGCTGCGCTCCGCAACGGCGTCTCCGCCCGCGAGGGGAAGCGCCGCGCCGACATCGTGCAGCAGCGCGACGAGGCGCTCGTCCGGGCCGACAAGGCGGAGGAGCGCGTCGACGCGGAGGCTGCAGACCGACGCCGCTACGCCGAACACGCCTCCGCGGTCCGGCGCATCGCGATCGACCACGGCGTCCCCGAGGCGCTCTTCCCCCCGTTCCCCGCCCGAACCGCAACCGACTGACCCAGGAGGTCACCGTGTCCACCACCGAACCCACCACCGTCCCGACGCAGGTCGAGTACCCCTGGAAGGCCGCCGCGCGCACCGCCGTGCAGACCTTCCTCGCGCTCGCCGCCCTCCTCGCGATCGCCTGGCCGATCGTCTCCGAGTTCCTGCAGGCCTACGTGCCCGAGGCGTGGCTCGGCTACCTCGCCGCCGGCGTCGTCTTCGTCACCGGCCTCGCGGCCGTCATCACCCGACTGATGGCGCTCCCGCAGGTCGACGCGTTCCTCGCGCTGCTCCACTTCGGCGCGAAGCCCACGGGCGCCCACCGCGCCACCGACTGACCCCTCTCACCCCCGAGCACCACCCCAGCCCCCGCCACTCCCGGCGGGGGCTTTCGCATGCCCGGCGTGACCGCCGACCCCTGATTGGAGACCCGCCGTGGCCTACACCGAGCCCCTGCCCACGCCGCCGAACGGCAACACCAACTGGGGCGCCGTGGTCGAGTCCCACCGCGCCGCGATCCTCGAGCTGCAGCAGGGGGGCGTCGCGGAGCAGTCCGTCGGCTACCTCAACGCCGCGAACCCGAAGTGGGGCCTCAAGAAGTGGGACCCGGAGAACCCGGTCGAGAACGACATCGGCGCCCTGGCTGCCGCAGCGTCCGCGGCGAAGAAGGCCGTCGTCGTGCCGGCGCTCTACAAGCTGAAGAACACGACCACGACCGGCAACTTCGACGACCGGAACATGCACATCATCTCCGTCGGCGGTGGCGGCTTCATCGGCGAAGGCGGCACGATCCTCCGCCAGGTCATCGCACCGTCCGCGGGCGTCGTGGTCAGCGGCTTCGCCACGAAGTCGGTCGGCGCGACGAACCGGCACGGCGTCAACTTCTTCGACGTCCCGGCCGCCGACATTCCTAAGTTCCGCGCCGACATGGCCTGGCAGATCGTCGCGTCCGGAGCGAAGAAGTCCGAGACGAGTACCGCGACCGCCGGCTTCTTCTCGTGGAGCCTCCCCGGCTCCGTCGTGCACGACCTGCTCTCGAGCGGCGACACGCCCCTCGCATCAGGCAAGGCCGTCATGGCCGAGACGGTCCCGATCCTCGGCGTCTCCTACCTCATCAGCGGCGGGTCCTCGACGCTCGCCGAGAACGACATCGTGAAGGGCCAGACCTCCGGCGCCACGATGAAGCTCGAGGCGGCCGGCGCGGACCTCAACGGCTCGAAGAACATGCGGATCTCGACCCGCGGCGTCACCCCCGGCGCCGGTGGCTCGTTCTCGGTCGGCGAGAACCTCCTCCGCGGCACCACCATCGTCGGCAAGATCGCCGCCGCCGGCCAGGTCGTCTCGAAGGGCACGACCCTCTACGACTGGTCGAAGCTCACCGTCGAGGTCACCCTGCGCAAGCTCGGCGGCTCGCAGAACGCTACGCCCCGACGCCGGTGATCTTCCCGGTCGGCGACTACTTCTCGAACCTGATCAGCCGGACCGAGAACCTCACGTTCGACACGATCGGTGACCCGAACGGCGTCGACAAGGTCCGCGCCGCCGCGGTCGACATCCGCGGAGCCGTCTACGGGCACTACGTCGGCGACGTCTTCCGGAACGGGTACCGAAACGGGTACCGCATCGCGTCCGGTTACGGCGGCACGATCGCGAACTCGATCGCCGAGGCGCTGCCCAACGACGCGACCACCGAGGGCGGTTTCGGCTACCACGTCGAGGTCGAGGGCACGACGCAGAACTTCGCCGTCCTGGGCTGCGTCTCGTACAACGTCCGCCACGGCTTCACGACGAACCCCACCGGCAACAGCGCGTTCCTGTCGGCCGTCGGCGACACGCTGCGCCACGGGATCCAGCGGTTCGTGTACGTGATGCACCACCAGACCTTCAACACCTACGGTCCGGGCCTGGACACGCACCACGGCTGCGACAGCATCTTCTTCATCGATTGCACCGTCAACGGTGTCCTGACCCTGGGCGAGAAGGACGCGGGCGGATCGGCGGCGCAGACGCGCGGCTCGAACGTCTGGTTCGTGCACGTCACGACTCACGGAGGCCGCTACGGCTTCACCGACGCGACGGCCGGCTTCACGGTCCCGCAGGGAAACCCGAACCCGGACTCGACCGCGACGTGGCCGCTCACCCCGATCCACTCGGAGACGCGCTACCTGTTCTGCCGCGCGTTCGACTACGAGGAGGTTGGCTTCCGCCAGGGCCTCGCCGCGGAGTCCGTGCATCACTCGGTGCTCTACGTCGCCCCGCAGTGGGAGGCGAAGAAGGACGCCCGCTACAAGACCGTCGGCATGCGCCTCACCGGCGTCGACACGTGGGTCATCGACCCGATCATGGGCTACAACTCCCTGGCGATGGTCGACCTCGAGCCCGGCGGGTACTGGAAGGACGGCGACCCGGGCCCCAAGCCCACCAAGCCGATCCCGTACTCGATCGGATTCATCGGCGACGCCTTCGCCGACTACTCCCGCGCGCCGGCAGGGACCGACCTCCTCCGCGTCGCCGGCCACCCGACCGCCGGCATCACGACGCTCGTCCTCCCGGGCGATGTCGACGTCGTGCAGAAGGCATCCGCGTCGACGACTCCGGCCGCGTGGGTGAACCCCATCAGCGGCAAGACGGTCATCAAGGGCTCGGGGAAGATCCGGAACCTGACCGGAGCGACGGCGATCCCGCTGCTCAAGACGGACGCCGCCGGCTACGCAGGGGTCACCCGCAAGGCGATCCCGACCTCGAGCTGGGTGTAGCAGATGGCTGGATTCGGAACCCAGCCATTCGGTACGTCGCCCTTCGGAGTCGGAGACGGCCTGCCGGTCCCGCCGCCCCCGCCGCTCCCGGTCCCGGCCGCCGTCAAGGTCACCGCCGTCTCCGCCACGGATGCGCTCGTGACCTGGGCCGGGGACGCTCCGCTCGGTTTCCGGGTCTCCCTGAACGGAGAGCCGGCGGTCGCGGCGGAGGAGTCGCCGCTGCTGCTGCGCGAGCTCACCCCGGCGACCGAGTACGCGCTCGCGCTGGCGACCCTCGAGACCGACTCGTCGGAGAGCGCGCCGTCGGCGACGGTCACCTTCCGCACCCTCGCGGGAGAAGTCGGGCCGCCGGTCGACCCCGAGGACCCGGAGACCCCGACCGAGCCCGAGGAGCCCGGGAACCCCACCATTCCGGGGCTCCCGAACCTGCCGGACGACCCCGAGCAGCTGTGGGAGACGGCGATCGGCACGACGAAAATCCTGAACATCGGGTCCTCCGAGGGCATCGTCGTCGCCGACGACGCGATCAACACCCCCGACTACACGGTGTTCGACCTCTGGACCAACCAGCTCGCGCGGCGTCTCGGGAGCACGTCCGTCAACCAGCACAACGGCGGCCGCACCCGTGTCGACGTCGCGCTCGCGCTGCTCACCGCGGGCACCTCGGCGTTCCTGGCGGACGTCTACCGGCTCGTCATCCAGGCGGCCGGCGGCAACGACGTCGGCCACTTCTGGAACAGCGACGCCGGCAAGCGCGGATTCAAGAACGCGACGTCGCTGATCCTCGGCATCACCCGCTCGAAGTCGAAGGTGCTGCCCGGCGCCGCCGGCGAGACCGGCGTGTGGGGGCAGTCGGAGAACCAGTACTCCGGCTCGACCCGGAAGTCGACGACCCCCGGGTCGACGGAGACGCTGCGCTTCGATGGCACGGGCGCGACCCTGGCGATGCTCGGCTACACCGACTACGACGGCGGGAATCTCGCCGGGTCGGCGTACACGTGGGCGCTCGACGACGGCGAGCCCGTCGCGCGATCAACCGCAGCTCAGGGTCTCACCGGGACCGACAAGACGAAGAACTCGGTGCAGCCGATCCACTTCCGCGACCTCGCCCCGGGGCCGCACAAGGTGGTCATCACGCACACCGGCGCGCCGGGCGATCCGCTGATCGTGGACTCGCTGCACGTGTGGCAGGACGACGTGCGGGACATGCCCTTCACGCTGATGCTGCGCCCGCGAAGGCGACGACGATCGGGCTCCTGCTGTACCCGTCGCCGCAGCCGGACATGGGCGCGTTCGACGTCTTCCGGCAGCTGCAGGAGGACGTGTTCGACGAGTTCGGACGCGACGGCACCTTCGGCGGTATCCCCGGCTCGATCGTCGACCGCTGGTATCCGCCGAACGTCTACCACCTGCGGCTCGGAGACATGCTCCACCCCAGCGGGGAGGGCCACGACGCGATCTACGAGGCCGCGCTCGAGGGCCTGCTCCTCTGGACGCCGACCGCGTACCTCGCGTCGGAGCCGACCGAGCCCGATCCCGGGCCCGACCCGGACCCCGGGACGGATCCCGACCCTGGGCCCGGACCGGACCCGGATCCGGACCCCGACCCGGGCACCGATCCGGACCCCGGCACCGACCCGACTCCGGGACCGGACCCGACACCACCCCTGTACGTCTGGGAGGACCTCACTATGGCGCTCGTCTACGGAACCCTCACCGACCTCACCGACGAGCCGCTGAACGACCAGGCGGTCCGGCTGCGCTTCGTCCCCTCGGGGCCGGGCGTGGCCGGCGGGCGACTGCTCTCGAAGCGGCCGATCGAGGTCGACGTCGGCGCCGGCGGCGTGTTCGCCGTCGAGGTGTTCTCGACCATGACCATCAGCCCGGAGATGTGGTTCACGGTCGAGTTCTCCCGGCTCGTGGCGGGTGAGGCTCCGACCTACGAGCGGCTGCCGTTCAAGCTGCGCGTGCCCGACGGGGGCGGCCGCATCGGCGACCTCGTCGCCGCGCCCGCGCCGCCCGCGGTGATCGGCGCTGGCCTCGGCGAGCCCGACCGGGACTACCCGGCCTACATCGATCTGCTGACCGCAACGTACTACGAGAGGAAATAGACGTGACTGACACTCGAATGGTGGCCGTCGGGAAGATCGAAGTGATGGGGGACGTGTCCGGCGCTCTCTTGGTCGAGACGGACGGCACGAAGATGCAGGCGGCGGTCGACGCGAGAATCCAGCCGGTCGTCGTCAGCACGATCGTCGAGTCCCCGGAAGTCCTGGCCGAGGCAGGTGAGGCCGCCGCCGAGCTGATCATGTCGAACACCGAGATCGTCATGAAGAGCGACGTCGGCGCCCCCAGCTTCTCCTACCAGCTGCCGGAGAAGTACCGGGTCGGCTACTGGAACCGGGTTCGGCAGCTCATCGCCGGATGGACCGCCGATAACTACTTCGAGGTCCTCAAGGGCATCAGCATCGGCGGCCGGGCGAAGGTCCAGCCGTGGCACGCTGGGGCGTTCGCGATCCGCGGGAAGAACGGT